TAGAAACTGAAGTTGTGACTCGTCTTGACTATGCCACAATCACCGACGCAATCGGGATTTACAAAGGCACGGTTGAAAAGAGCAAAATAATTTCAGTGACAGTTGACGAACGTACAACTGGTTCCCTCAAAATCATTGAAAATCTTAAACAAGTCGGACAGACTTACAAAACGCAATTCCGTCAAGAAGCGATCCTCTACCAAAAAACAGAGGTCCCGACTCTCGAATTCGCATAAGGCAGAAATCGCACGGGTGGGACTTCTCACCCTTCTCCTTTATCTGGATCTATGATCCGCGAAGCGGCTGACTCAACTATTAACAATTGTTACAGATGTGCAGACCTCAACCACATATGCCCTATAATAAGGGTGTAAACAAAACAGGATTTCAATCTATGTTCAACAAAGATCTAACACCTTGCTACGATGGCAGAGTTTTAATGAACAAAACCGCAATGCAAGATCCAGTAGTCAAGGCAACCCTTGATGCAATGGCAAAGAGAAACTTTGAACCACAAAGATTGAATGCTTACGGGGTCTGGTACATATCAGACCGACACTAAGCAATGGGCAGTGGATACCACGTAAGACCCAATTCCACGAGTCAGGCAAGCGTGAGCGACCCCAGAGGAAAATGCTCTTTAATTTGAAGCTCTGACTCCATTATAACAGGCACTAAGTCCTAACACTGTACAGAGGGTGCCACTTTACAAACTGTCTACTGCATGATCACAGTAGGCAGTTTTTCTTTTATAATAGAATCAATTAGTTAAGCATTTATGACTTTTCAACAATCACTCAATCTCACAGACACACCACGCAAAGAGTATAATGGTTGGTCTGATTGGACAACTTGGAACTGTGCCCTTTGGGTAGGTGGTGACGAGGGACTTTACAACATCGCTAGAGACTGTGACTCATGGTTCGATTTCATCATTTCAATGCAAGATCTAGGAATGAATAAGACTCCAGATGGTGCAAAATGGACTGAAGCGGACTATGATGAAATGTCTGAGATGCTCGATGAATTGTAAACTAATGTTTCAACACCTCGTCAATACTATAGACGGGGTGTTCATCAATGCTATAATTAATACATACAGCAATTCACTTGAACAAATGAACAAAACTACTTGGGCAGTTCAACCAACATCATGGGGAAACGATTTAAGAGTATGGGCAGATCATGCTGCTACATGGGAACAAATCGAAGACCTTGCTTTAGGCATGGCAGAGGACATGATGGAAGAGATGACCATTTTTAAAGTTGGTTCTGTCTCCTCTTTCAAATGGGCGACACGTGGGGGCGATTGGGTTTAACCCCACCCCGTCGAATTATAAGTCGTCTAATTATTCACCTTTTCTATTCCAACTCATGACACGCACGATCATTTTAGTTTTGGCAATCTTTTGCATAGGACAAAACACATTTGCACGAACGCAAATCAGTAATGCCCTAGACCTAACAAGTGACCTAATAAGACCTAGTTCATACTAGGTCTTTTTTTATACCCCGTCGAATTATTAGGTCGGTCTATATATCGCTATATGAGGGGAAATAATACACATATATACGATTGATTTTTTGGTATATACACAGGCATATAATAATACATATATACTACCCCGTCATATTATTAGTGCGTGCTATATATGCACATATATACCACATATAATATAATATACTCAAATAATATATTGACATAATATGTGCCACATATAATACTGTCATACACATATACACACAGCATATAATATATCATATAATATAATCATACACATATATACATGCCTTATGCAATCACTATCTAATGACACATACAATGCATTAGTCAATGATCAATTCATTAAAGATCATTTCACAGTAATCACATTCAATGAATATGGATCATTAGAAGAGGAACGCGAAGACAGAGGATATTGCCCTTGCTGTTGCTCACCCCCTGAGGAGTAGGGCAGCAGGCAGTCGTCGCCCCCCGTCCGTTTTTGGGCGGTGCCCGTAGCTTAACTTCCCTAACAAAGCTAAGCTATAAAGTCTTGCATGAGCGAGCGAGGAATCAAAAATATAATTTTCCAAAAAATTTCCCCAAGTAAAAAACGATGAAAACCTTTGACGTAGAAACAACAGTCACATATAAGACATGGGTGAGAGTTGAAGCAGACGATGAGTTTGCTGCCCAGAAACAAGTAAATGACGCACAGTGGGATATCACAGCAATACAATATCAGACAATGACCTCAGCAGAAGCAACAGGAACGGTACACGAATTGCCCCTCTAAGTTACTCTGAGTAAAAACTCCCATTGCAATTGTGTGGAGATCGTGATATAATATATACTAGATACCACCAACTAAACGCAAATGAAGTACGCTCTCTATGATCAGAAAGCAAACTTGCAGGGAACCTTTGTGTCCCTCGAAGAACTCAGAGCATTTCTGGGAGATCTTAAGTATGAAATGAAATGCGAAAGGGATTTCCATGACACCTTTGATTACATCAATGCGATTGGATGGAGGTTCGATATTGTTCAGTCATCATAGGAGGTCTCATGTCAGGCGATTGTAAAGAGCAACCGCATATCTACTACACTGAGTATGGTAGAAAAACTCTTGAAGAGTATTATGTCAATCAAATAGAAAATCTCACAGAGAAGGTCGAACAACTCGAAAGAGTGATTGACTACCTAGAAAGCAAAGTAAAAACCCATCACACCATCTTTACGAACTATGAGCTCTCATTTATCAAACGAAGAACTTCTCGTTAGATTAGAAGCACTCGAAGAAAAAGTCAGGAAGTCTAACTTGATGATGAGACGACCTGGTCACCAAGAATATGAGAAGTTGGTCGATGTTGTATGCGATCATGAGGAAAGACTTATGAGGTATATGACACCCCAAGTACCTCCGAACCTCTCTGAGATTGATGATGCGAACTGGTAAAAAATCGCGAGTCTTAAACAAAGGGGCAAAAATCGCGTCGTTAGTCTCTAAATAAACCTCATAGAAGTACAACCCATGTTAGGACTGGAATCACTGGAAGGAGAATTCGTTATTCGAGATAACGACGTTATTATAAGGCATACGAAAGCCAGAGACCTTCCTGAGTCTTTCGACCATCTGATTAAGTTTGAACCAAAGATACCAGAACCTCCACATACTGTAAATGACCATGTGGAGATGTCGAAATATGCCGAGTACTTGCAGGAGTTAATGACAAGAGAACGCAAATGAGCAAATACGAATTCGAGTACGATTCATGGTTTAGAGATGATATACCAAAGGCACAATATGGAAGTCTTCAGTGTTGGATAGAGAATGAGAAGACACAACCATGGACAAATGCATACGATATGACTATTCATAGTCTAATGTATGAGATAGCAGTCAAGAACGGATTATTAGAAGAGCAATATGGCAGTCAGCATAACACCAGATGAAGCAACGGGGTTTGCGGATATAACCAGACCCAATTTTGCTATGAATGAAACGGTGAGTGCAACCTGTCAGGTTCAATCACCTCAGGTATGTAATGTAACCAATGTAAATGCAGTTCTACAGGCACCTTCATATGAACCTGACCTAGTAATTACACCTGGTACTACATCTGTCTCAATTACTGGAGATTTACAAGATCCTTTTGTTGATGTCTTTACATACGTAGAACAGAGTGAGTCAGATAAGACTATGACCCCTATAGTAGTCGAGAGAGTAGTTAATATGCCAGCAGATAAGTTGATGTATGACCTTGATCAGGATAATAGGGTATATGTAAGCAGGTTCTTTGATATTACTGTACAATGGGAAGCAGGTACATCAGGTAACCTAGTTGCACAGACACCTGCAACCTTCGTACTTGAATTGAAGATATATAATTCATGGGAAGGTATTCGTTCCTTCGTAG